GTTGATATTACTGTAAGGGTAGTACCATCACTTGTCAACTCAGGTACAATATATTTATTGAGACAATTAATACGGAGAATAAAATGGCAACTGATATTGATTTAGATGAGTTAACAGCCGAAGAGCTGGAAGCTTATAGAAGTACGACTATTGAGCTTGACCCACAATCTCAAGCATTCGTAGATGATCTCGTAGACAGACTTCTTATGTTTGCTGATGAACTATCAGGTCACCCTCTTTATGGATATCAGAGACCATTTGCTGCACGTCTTATGGAATCGGTCATCATTAATGACGGAGCAACCATTACAGCTCTCTTCTCTCGTCAGTCAGGAAAGACAGAGACAGTAGCGGTAACTGTAGCTACTCTGATGATCATGCTTCCCCGTCTTGCCAAGGTTGCTCCCTTTAACGAATTACTTGATGATTTCAAGGAAGGCGTATGGGTCGGAGCGTTTGCGCCTGTAGACGATATGGCTAAGACTCTTTACTCAAGAATTATTTCCATGTTTGAATCTGAGCGTGCAAAAGAAATTCTTTCTGACTCATCTATTGATGAGAAGGTAAAGGGTCGTGGAGCTGAGATGAAGCTAGAAAGATGTGGCTCTCTTGTTCGTAGACAGACTGCTCACCCTCGTGCCAACATTGAAGGTAAGACTTATCACATCGCACTTCTCGATGAGTCTCAGGTAGCTGACCAGAAGGTTGTAGACAAGTCTATTCGTCCTATGTTGGCGTCCACCAATGGAACTTTCTGTATGACAGGCACTCCTACATATGAAAAGGGAGTCTTCTACCGAGAGATTCAGCACAATAAGCGCAATGCTACTAAGCGTGGAGCGCGAGTAAACCACTTCCAGGCAGACTTCCGAGAAGTATCCAAGTGGAATAAGCGATACGAAAAGGCTGTCAATGGTGACATGCTTCGTATGGGATACGAGTCCGATGAATTCAAGCTCTCTTATCGTCTGCTCTGGCTACTGGAACAGGGAATGTTTACAACCTCTGAGCGTTTGGATGAGCTTGGAGATAAGACAATGCAGGTAGTAAAACAGTATTACACTACACCTATCATTATCGGTATTGATCCTGCACGTAAGATCGACAGTACAATTGTTACAGCAGTATTTGTGGACTGGGAACACCAGGATGAGTACGGCTATTACAACACGCGTATTCTAAACTGGTTAGACCTACAGGGTATGGACTGGGAATCTCAGTATCACCGTATCGTTGAGTTTGTATCCAAGTACAATGTTTGGGCCATTGGTGTAGACGTTGGTGGTATGGGAGATATCTTTATTTCCCGACTAAGAGTTTTGCTTCCTCATATCGAAATTATCGATGTCTCCTCTCAAAGACCACAACAGTCTGAGCGATGGAAGTATCTAAGAGAGATGCTTGACAGAGGAAGATTAGGATGGCCTGCGCATGCCAAGACAAGAAATCTGCGCACCTACAGAAACTTCGTGCAACAGATGTCAGATCTACAGGTCAAATTTGAAGGACCATACATGCTGGCAGAAGCACCGAAGGAAGCCAACGCTCACGATGACTATTGTGACTCCTTGGCTATCGCACTGAGTATCATTCCTCAGAATATGCATGAGGAAGTCGAAATCAGTAATAACCCGTTTTATGATAGAAGACGCAGTTAATGCGGTAAACTATCCATAACACTAGTGTTTTAACTTAAGGAACTAATATGGCAGAAATGTATCAGGAAGCAGGTCGCGCATCACAGCTAGCTCCTGCGCCTAGATTCCCTGAAAGAGATCGCGGTGCGGTTAACTACGAAGCCAAGGGCGCTGCAAATCCAGAGCGTCGTGGACCTCTTCGTTTCGAAGAGGGTATTGCTACAGACACCGATGTACCTAATGACTTCCAGCTAGGAGCAATGCAGGGTTACCGCACAGCTCCAGGACGTCCTAACCACAACGAGAATGTATTTGTCAAGCCAGCCGCAGAGACAATGCGTGAGCGTGCTCACGTAGGTTCCGCAGCATGGATTGACTCCGCTGGTATGACTGGTGAGTTTATGCATGGTGTGAACGTTGACGCCAATGCCGCACGTCGCTTTGAGGAAGTAAACCGTAGCGGCGGACGTTATGAGCGTCTACACGGAGCGGTAATCACTGACTAATGAATAGTGACATTAAGAACAGATTTACTTTCCATCCCGCAACTCCAACCACAGCATCTAAGTATGAAGCGATGCGTTCAAAGGCTCTGGAGTTAGCGGCGTGGATGGATGAGAATGCTCCTGAAAGTCGTGAGCTTTCTCTTGCCGTTACTAACTTAGATCAAGCAGTCATGTGGTTTAATGCCGCAGTCGCAAGAAATTAAGGAATTAATATGACTTTTGTGCAAGAACTAGAAACTAAGTTCTCCCACTTAAAGACCGTGGCTGTTGATGATGTCCACGCTCTTGTTCTAAAGCTAGAGGCCATCTTCAATCGTGTACACGTTGCACAAGTATCTGATGTCCTAAAGCAAGCTGTATCTTCTGATATCCATGCTGCACTTGAGCATGTTGCTGCCGTTGCTGACAATGTTCGCAACGACGTAGACTCAGTAGCTAGCTTTGTTGATGAAGAAGACGACAAGATTGATACTGACGTAGAAGCTGCTGAAGAAGTAGTTGACCGACCAGTATCTAGAAGTCGTCGTAGATAAATAACCCTCTATACGAATAGGACATAACTATGGCCGTACACGGATCTGGTGGAACATTAGTAGCTTCCACAGCCACTACAACTACTTACACAGGGTGGGAGAAGTATGTAATCGTTACTGCTTCTGCACCTAGCACTGTTGCCGGAACTCTTTCTGTAACTACTGACGGTACTACTGCTACTGTTAATGGTAACGACACAGCATCTGTTAGAATTCCAGCCTCTGGTTCTGTAACTGTTGCTGTGAAGAATAACTTCCCTAAGCCACAGATTTCAACCACAACTCCACTAGCTACTGATCCTTCTGCTGTTCCAGCGCTAACTACTTATGGATCAAAGGTATCTATCATCTCTGATCTTGCTGCGCCTTATAGCATTGATCTAGCTGAGGACCCTGGAACACTTCCAGTTTATAGCTAAGGAGTAAGCAGTGCCAGTCTTTCACGATAGACGCACCGCTGCTTATAACGATTTGTCCGGAGAGCCTGTCGAATACATCACAGGTATCTCCGGACAAAACAATGCAAGCACCCTTGGATATAGCGGCGGTAAATTACCACCCCTTAGTGCTACTCAGCCTAAGTATCCTTTAGACCAAACTGCTTCGGTAGTTGATATGAGATAGGACAGCTATGGCAGCTAGCAGAGCAAAGTCAGGTACGCTGGTAATCAACACTGCCACACCTGTCAACTTCCCTCAATACTTTGCAAACATCACTGTAGTCCACCGAGGAACTACAGGAACTATCTGGCTTCGCACAGATGGTATCCAGCCAGTAATTTTGGCTGACGATAACTTCCCTGTTCTACCAGGACAGGCAGTCACTTTTCCTAACGGGATTCTGACTCAAGAACCTATCACTCGTGTAGTGAGTGGATCTAGTGTTCAGCTTATTTCTGACACTGCGGTTCCCTACACTGTGTATGTTTCTTAACGGAGAACTATCAGAACCCAATTAGGTTTATTATTCGGACTCCCCATAACCGACCACAATTTGGGAGATCCCAATGGCTGTCCATATTACAAGTGGTACAACAGTAGGCGGAGCGGTAACTACAGTTACTTTCGCTACTTGGTATCACAACATTGAAATCATCAACCGAAGCTCTGGGGACATGTGGGCTCGTGTAGATGAAGTAGATCCTACTATTGCTGGAGATGAATGTTTCTTTGTAGCACCACTGGGATTTGTTGGTGTAAGTAATTCTAAGCTTCCACCTGAACCAGCAACAGGTACAACATCAAATACTGTAGTTAAGATCATCTCTGCTGCCAACGCCACCTTTACTATTCAAGCTGGTGTCTAATGGCTACTAGAGGTAGTTTCGGAGTAGGCCCACAGGGACCTACAGGACAGTCCACAGGTGCCGCAGGAGGAGACTTGGGGGGAAACTACCCAAGCCCTACTCTACAAGCCACAGCAGCCGTACAGACCATTATCCAAGCTAATACACTTAACTCATTAGCTCTTGCTACAGCCAATGTCAACTTGAATACTCACAAGATCGTTGGCCTGGTTAACGGAACCACTGCTACAGATGCCGCAGCCTTTGGTCAGATCCCTACTACACTTCCGCCCAATGGAAGTGCATCAGGAGATTTGACAGGTACATATCCTGCACCAACATTGAGCGGCACTTCAAATGTAAATACAATCGTAAGAACCAGTCGCTTGGATCAGATGGCTGTTCCTAGTGCCACCGTGAATATGAATAACCAGAAGCTTACGAACATGTCTAATGCGACTGTATCGAGTGACGCTGTTAATCTGGGACAGATTCCAACAACTCTTCCACCTAATGGAGCTGCAACTGGTGACTTAACTGGTACGTATCCAGCACCAACGTTGTCAGGAACAACAAACGTAAATACTATTGTTCGTGCTAATCGACTAGACCAAATGGCAGCACCAACAGCTTCTGTTGGATTGAATAGCCAGAAGATTACAAGTCTTGCAAATGGAACAGCCGGAACTGACGCTATTAACTTGAGTCAGATTCCTTCCACTCTTCCCCCATCAGGACCAGCTACTGGAGATCTAAGCGGTACGTATCCAGCGCCAACAGTATCTAAGGTCAATGGAGTATCTGTCTCAGGAACTCCTACTGCTGGCACACAGCTAACAGCCACTTCAGCTACTACTGCTGCCTGGACTCCTGGTGTAGCCAGATCCACAGGTATTCTTTATGGCGCACTTCTTACATTGAATAGTTCAACATCTATTCATATCTCTGCTGGTAAAGCACAGATTGTAGACTATACAACTACACCCGGAAGTCCAGTGGTAACGCTAGTTACTATTGCTGATCAAACTATTACTTTAAACGGCACTGAATTAGCCCGACCAATTAACTGGTGGGTAGCTGACATTAATGGAACTATTACAAGCATGGCTGCACAACCAAATGCGGATCAACGTCGTGCAGTAATTCAGATTGGTATCACTGCTGAGAATGCCGGAAGTATTGTTGTATTTGATACAGCACCTATTTACGTGGCCGATATCGGCGCACAGCTATACGATCTAATTTTCTCCTTGGGAACATTTGTATCCTCTGGTGGAGATATCTCCCCCAATGGTGCCAACCTACAGATGAACTTGAGTACTGGAACAATCTTTGTTGGTGGACGAAACTATAAGAATGACACAGCTAATCCTCATAACATTACTGTTCCTTCAGAAACACCCGTTACCTTCAGACATATTCTGAGAGCTGGTGGTGGTTTAGCTCTGACATCTACATTGGACGTAACCCACTATGACAATGCTGGAGCACTTACTTTAATTGGTGGTGGAACTAACTCAGCAACTGTTTTCCGTATCTTCTTATTCGGAACAGGTACAGCAACAAATCAGGTAATCATTCAGTATGGTGACGCTATCTATTCATCTCTAGATGCTGCGGCAGCATCAATTAATACTGTTGCTTATGCTGAGAATCCCAGCCTAGCCAGTGGTGCTCTACTTGGATGGATGGTTGTAACTAAGTCATGCACAAGTTTGCTTGATACTTCTAATGCTCGATACATTCCAGCACACAGATTTGACCGTGGTTAAATTAAATTGTGATACCCTATACGCATAGAGATATTAATTCGAAGAATAAGGTACCTAAATGTCAATGACTTTCTACTCTCCATCAATGAGAGCAGCCGCATCAGACCTAGCAATTGCCGTATCACCGCTAGGTCTAGTTGAGTTGTCTGATGAAGAGTTTGAAATGCACGGACCACGTCTCAATAGATATGCCGAATATTGGGCTTGGTATCTAGGGCATCACTGGGGAACTCGTCGTGAGTTCGGTGATCCACAACTTACATTCAATTATGTTCAGGCTTTTGCTGATTATATTAATAACTTCTGTTTCTCCAGAGGTATCTCCTTTGACACCGTTAAGCAGTATGACCACATCATCCCTGCATTGCTGAAGAGAATTTGGCAGCAGGATAACAACATGAAGTCAGTCATCTGGGAAATGGGTCAGCAAGGTGGTGTCTCTGGAGATTCGTTCGTTAAGGTAGCTTACGAGTCACCATGGGATGATGAAGCAGGTAACCATCACCCTGGACGCGTACGTATCCTTCCCCTTAACTCCGCCTACTGTTTTCCTACGTGGCACCCACACGATAGAGACAGACTCCTAGAGTTCAAGCTTAAGTATCGTTTCTGGGGAACCAATACAGAAGGCACACGAAGCGTATATACTTACACTGAGTTAATTCGTTCTGATGTCATTCGTGAATATGTAAATGACGAATTGATTGATGAGCGTCCTAATGCTCTAGGTGTTATTCCTATTGTTCACATTGCTAATCACCCTGCTTCCGGATCTCCTTGGGGAATGTCCGATGTGCAGAACCTTATCAGCCTTAACCGTCAGTACAACGAGACTGCTACTGACATTGCTGACATTGTGAATTATCATGCAGCTCCCATTACCGTTGTTATCGGTGCGAAGCCTTCTCAGCTTGAAAAGGGAACTAACCGTGTTTGGTCTATTGGAAACAAGGACGTAGACATTCACAACCTTGAGAATGGTGTAGAACTAGAGGGACCTCTAGATGCACTTAACATGCTTAAGGTTGCCATGCACGAAATGGTCGGTGTTCCTGAGACAGCTTTGGGTCAGGTTCAGGCTATTTCAAACACATCAGGTGTGGCTCTTGCCATGCAATTTCTACCCCTAATGCAAAAGTTTGAATTAAAGAAGATACAATATGGTAAGGGACTAGCGAAGATTAATGAGTTAGCTTTAAGAACTCTATTTATCTTTGAACCCGAAGCTACTCTGTACAATCCTGAGACAGAGGGTATTATCCAAGAGGGTCAGCCTTTGGCAATTGACCCAAGAGATCCGTTGGTTTACTTTAGTGATATAGACTGGCCTTCGCCACTTCCGGTTGATCGCCTAGTTAAGTTGAATGAAATCGGCGCAATGATGAATATGGATCTCGAATCTCGTAGAGGAGCTTTGAAGGATCTTGGGGAGCAATTCCCAGATGAGAAGCTACAAGAAATCTACGATGAACTACATGAAGATGCAGTACGTGATGGTTCTCTAAGAATGCTGAGAACTCAGATCGACTCTATCATTCAGGAACTAACAGGAATGGTTCCTATGCCTGACGGTACATCAGAGCCAGTACCACCAGGTGAAGACGCGCTAGGTAATCCTGTTCCACCTTCTGGTGGTCCGGGAACTGTGAATAAGATTGACTTGCAGGAACTAGATGGCGCAGGCTCAGTAAATGCTCTACGCGAAGCAGTTGTCTCAGCTTATGGAACAAAGCTAGGTTCACGTCAGCTTCCAACTGATGACAACAATTAATAGTAAGATTGTAAGTAAATTCATTCGGGATATATTCGGAAAACACCAAGTTTAATTCTAGGAGATAAAAGAAATGACAGTTCCAGCACAGCCAGGTTTGGCGGCAACAATTGAGTCTCCAAATCCACCAGGTAATGGCGCTCAGAGTCCAGCACCTTCTCCAGCAGCTTTCCAGCATGGCGCTACAGGTGAAAGAACATTCACCGCAGATGACATTGCTAAGGCTCGTAAGGAAGAGAAGGATAAGCTCTATGGAGATATGACTTCTTTGAAGGAGCAGTTCGCTCAGGCTCAGAAGACTCTTCAGGAGATCCAGGACCAGAAGGCAGCGGAACTTGCTGAAGCTCAGCGTAAGCAAGATGAAAAGGATGCACAGCTACAGGCCAAGCGTGAAGAGGAGATGTCTGCAAAGGCACTTCTAGAGTCTAAGCTGAAGGAGACAAACGACACTTGGGAAAGCCGCTTTACTCAGCTTCAACAGGAGCGTGAGCAAGAGCGTGCACTACTTGCCAAGGAAAGAGAATATAATGATCTTGTAGATTATCGTAATTCTCAGTTGCAGTCTAATGCTAATGACATCGCTCCACAGTTCCACGATTTCATTGTGGGTAACGACAAGGAGCAAATTGATAACGCTATAGCAAGAGCAAAGGCTGCCACACAATCCATTGCGGAAGAAGTTGCACAGGCAGCACGTCAGCAGCAAGTACAGCAACGAGGAGTATCCCCTACTGGATACACATCCATGGGTCCCCTTGACGGACAGATGGGTCAGAAGACGTATACACCAGATGACATCAATGCAATGTCAATGGCCGAATACGCGGAGTTCCGTCAGAAGTCGGGACTTGCCGGAAATGACGCTGCACGATCTCGTGGTCTATTCGGCTAAAGCATAAACACCATGGGTACGGCTTTGTACCCGAACCCAGATAATAGATAAGGATCAAATATGGCCGGTAGTGCTATTACGGGTACACCGAATATCTCTGGTGCCCCAACCGCTTATCCAGGTGGTTCCTCAGCTCTTTCTCCTGCAATCCAAACTATTTGGAGCAAGGAAATTCTATTCCAGGCAATGCCGATCTTGCGTTTCGAGCAATTCGCCGTAAAGAAGACAGAGCTAGGTGTTACACCTGGTCTTACAATTAACTTCATGCGTTACAACAACCTAGGCAATGCTTCTCAGCTTGTTGAAGGTATCCGTATGCAGACAGCTCCACTTACAGCTAGTCAGTTCAGCATTACCGTTGCTGAGCAAGGATTCGCTGTAGCTGTGTCTGAGCTTCTATTGAACGCATCCTTCGATGACGTAATGGCATCTGCCTCACGTCTTCTAGGACGTAATATGGCTACTTACCTAGACGTAAGTGCCCGTAACACCTTGCTTCAGGCTTCTTCTCAGCTATTCGGTTACCAGAAGGACACCGGAGCAATCAACAACCAGGTCTTCTACAACACTGGAACTGTTGGTACATCCAATGCTTCCATGACTGGTGACTTCAACCTAACCAGCCAGACTGTCTACGACGCAGTCGAGACACTTGCGACAAAGAACGTACCCCGCCTAGGTGAGACATATGTCTGTTTTGTCCACCCTCACCAGAGCCGTTGGCTACGTAACGATCCTCAGTTCATCGAGATGACTAAGTATGCGGCCCCAGGTAACTTTATGCTGGGAGAAATCGGACGTTTGAACGATGTCGTATTTATCGAGACAACTCAGGTTCGTAACGTTGTAGGTGGAGCTGGAACTGGTTGGACAACTGACACAACAACTGGTGGTGTTACAACTGGTAACGGTGCTGCTAACCGTTATGATTCCATCTTCATTGGAGACAATGCTTTCGGTCACGCTATTTCACTTCCTGTTGAATTGCGCGATGGTGGTATTCTCGACTTCGGAAGAGAGCACGCATTAGCGTGGTACGCTATTTGGGGTCTAGGTCTTATCACTGACATCTCTGTAGTAATTGCATCTACAAACTAATAGTTTATAGAACGACGTTTTGAGGAAGCCCTGCCTGCTTATGGGCAGGGTTTTCTTATATAATTTAAATAACACACGAGACACTAAATCTGGAGAATAGAATGCCACCACGTAAGCGTGCCGGAGATCTTACCGGTATTGAAACTGAGCGTCTGGTCAAGGAAAATCAGGAGACGTTGAAGCAACGTGCTCAAGAGATTTCTATGATGGCGGAAGTTGATGCAGAGGTTAACTCTCGTCCTGTTGACTACTCACAGGGTCCTAACACTGAAACGGCTGCGGCTGCGTTAGAGGTTGCGGCAGAGATTAAGCTAGAAGAGCCAACAAAGACCATCATTCCTATTACTACCCTAGAGCAGATGACGTTCGGTGCCGGACAGCATTATGACTTTGAAGAAGGACGTAAGTACGTCGTTCCTGTAGAATTAGCACGTCATCTAGCAAGTAAGGGCCTCCTTTGGGAGGGCGGATACCGTTAAGAGGAAATAAATAATGGCAGGTAATCTAACTGACACAACAGACCGTGCAATTCTGAATTGGATAACTGGCACGTCACTTGGTGGTTGGGCTCCCCCAACAACTTCATACATTGCTCTACTAACTGCTGATCCTGCTACTACCGCAGTGAATCCATCAGATCCACAGCTATCAGAGCTAACTGAACTAGCCGCAACGGGTTATACCCGTCAGGTAGCAACCTTTACAGCAGCTACTTCCCCATCACAGGGAACAAGTCAAATCCAGAACAGCAACTTGATTACCTTTGGACCATTCACAGCATCTACTGGTTCTGGTACTCCTACTACCTTTGGAGCACTAGTCAACGTTGCCTCTGGAACTGCTGGAGAAGTTATCTGTACGTGGGAATGGGATACTCCTATTACTGCTCCGCAGAATCAGTCCATTACTATTCCGATTGCTAATCTCACCTTCACACAACAGTAGGTCTCTATGTCACTAACAACTCAGGACATTATTAGCAGAGTCCGTACCGAGTTGGGGGACACTGGAGCACCTTTTTCTGATACGTTCCTGGGGACTGGGATGATCTCTACGTACGATCTAACAGACTTCAACATCTGGAATGAGACCGTAACGTGGATTCACAACCAGTCCCCAGTAGTATTGGTAAAGGGAACAGACTACGCAATGAACTACCAGGAAGGTAGAATCTTCCTGACCGGAGCATCATCACCGCTTCCACAGGGAGATACATTAGTAGTCTCAGGCTATTCCGGTGGAATGTTCTCCGACGATGAACTGACAGACTTTATTAACGATGCAGTACTTCAGCACGCACATGGTAGAACAGTAAAGACTAGATTCAAGGATGCTAACGGTTTTATCAAGTATGTAACCGTTCCTATGGATCTATATAATCTGCCAGAAATAGAAGGAACTCTAGTCGCTCTTCGTGCGACGATAGACGCCCTCTGGGCACTCGCTACCGATGCGAGTACCGACATTGATATTTCGTCCGCTGACGGCACCACTGTGCCCCGTAGCCAGCGTTATCAGCAGCTACGTGAA